TTTTTTAGACAAAGCACATAGTTAATAATATGGATGAGCCCGAAGACGCAAAGTAATACCGTTTGCATGATGTCGATGGTCCCTAATCACTTCATATAACAGTTGGTCATTGTCAATGACCGTCCTTACCCTATAAATCTGTTTTTCTTGTTCGTCAAACTTTTCTGTATATGTATAGAAATTATTAAGTGCTTTTTTCATTTCTGTATGTGGAAGAAACTTAATTATGTGTTGCCCAATATCTTCGCCAAAACATAATTTTACCATCCTAAAATTTGTAATAAGGAGACGCTGAATCTTATTCATCATTTCTATCATACATGCTTTGCGGTGTATCTTGATATTAAAATGATGAACATTTTTCGCCGCATCATGGAAAAAAATATATTGTTCCCACAATAAATCCTTGGAAATATTAGAATAACGCGTAGCAACAATCTTGCTCATAACTTTTATTTACTAAGGCAGCTGCTTAGTTTTACACAAAAAAATAATATACAAAAACACTAATCAATTTTATTAACATGTATCAATTTACAAAATTATTTTTTTACTTTTTTACTTTTTTACTTTTTTACTTTTTTACTTTTTTACTTTTTTACTTTTTTACTTTTTTACTTTTTATGATAAATTACTTTTTTCCAAGGAACTAGTTCTTGACGGCGTTTTTGTGCTGAAACATTAATACCATAATCATTATACTTATCATTATCTTGTACAATACAGGCATCCATATATTCGGACATATCGTAATAGTTTACCATTTATAATAGATATAATAAAAAATAATTTATAAATCAATTTTTTATAAATTATTTTATTTTTTATTTTTTATTTTTTATTTTTTAATTTTTATTTTTTAATTTTTATTTTTTAATTTTTATTTTTTAATTTTTATTTTTTTATTTTGTTATTTGTTTTAAAATTGTGTTCTGCATCTTTTGACAGGTGGTGGGTGGGTGCGGTTAATATTTGGACGGGGACTAGAAACATCAACAACCAAATTTAAATTAGCTTGAGGATGTCCACTAGATTGAACACGTTCGGCTTGTGTGAATCCAACATTTGAACCTGTACGTTGTCTAAATGCAGCTGAAGCAGCACTTCTATAAGCAGACTGAACATTTTCAGATGTTTCAGAATAATTTAATGCTTGTGATGGATCAATACCTAAATTACTTGCTTCTAAAATAGCATCTTGATTTGCTGCTAAATAAACAATTTTAATATTATAATTAGTTTCAGCATTTGAAATTAAATCTTTAATTTGCTGCTGTGTAAAATATCTACTAGAATTTTCATAACCATCAGTTACAATATAAACAAGACAATTATCATAAGCATTTTTATTAATAATTTTCTTATTAATAAAATATGTCAATGTATTACCAATAGCATCTAAAAGAGCTGTTTGTCCTCGTGGAACATATTGTCTTTTTTCAATAGGTCTAACTTTATCAATATCCATTGACCTAATAAGTAAATATTCTTCATGATCAAATAATTTAATTGAAACCTTAATATTTGTAGTATCTTGGGTTTCAATACGTTGCTCTTTGAGTTGTGTAATCGCAGCATTAATACCACCTACAGTATCATCTTCTTTACCTTTCATAGAACCTGAGCGATCCATAATAGCAACAACTTCTTGAATGGGCATATTTTATTTATAATAATAAAAATATTAATATTATATTTTTTAAATCAATTTTTTTTATATATTAAATGCATACATAAAGTAAATTGGTAGTTGTAAAAAAAATTGATTTTATATTATTTATTATCTGTTAATGTAACTTAATTTAATGATAAACATCTAGCAAAACGCGGGGGGAACCCGCAATTAATAATAATTAATCACTGAGATGCTTAGGCAAGCGCCAATAGTGGAATGCTCCCAATGATAGCATCGAGGCATATATGAGATAGAGATTCGTCCGACTTCATATATGTTATAGAAAACGGGTATTAAGATAATTAGATGTTCTAACGGAAGCATCTGGGCGGGTGGTAGGCCACCACTCGGACCTTAGCCCGGTTATTGTTCTGTGTAAAATCAACTTGCTTTCTATGAAGTTGGTGTAAAACAGAAATGCTCTCCCTGAAATATGGGGTGATTGTGGGTTAGATTCCTACAGGAGTAACCACGGATGCTTTATGAGCTCAACCTGACATTGAAAATCTTAATGTTAAGACCCACCAAAAAAATTAGTAATTTTGTTATATAATATTTAATTAATAAAAAGAAAGAGCAAATATACTTGCTTTTTCTTTTTTATTTTATTTTATTTTATTTTATTTAAACTATGTAACATAGCACAAAATACCATTTATAATTTATAGTATAATTTATATTATAATATAAATAATTTTAATATAATAATTATATTATTTAAATATATGTTGGTAAATAATTATATTATGGATGAAAATAGTGATTTAAAAGAAAGATTATTATCTTCAAGTGATTTAAATTTTAAAAAAGATATTAATACAAAAAATATACATAAAGACAGTAATCAAAATATTAATAATAAATTTAATATTAATGAATGGAATGATGATATAGAAAATTTATTAAAATGTTGGGGAGAGAAAGCTGCTGGAAATTCAGTTCTTCATTATAATGACCGAAAATTTTGGAGAAAAAAAAGTAATATTTTTTCATTATCTAGTATATTAATTACAACAATAACATCTTCATTATCATTAGCATCAACAAGTTCATCACATTATGAAATAGTAATGTATTTAGTTGGATTTTTTGGTTTAGTAGCGTCTGTATTACAATCATTAAAAGAATTTTATAATTCAGATGAAAAAGCAAGTGAACATAAAATAATTTCAAAACAATATGCAAATTTTTATAGAACAATAAAATTACAATTAGCTTTAAAAAAAGATGAGAGAATATTAGCAAATGAATTTATTGGTTGGGCATTTAAAGAATATGAAAAATTATTAAATGATGCTCCAATAATAAATACAACAACAATTGATGAATTTAAACGTAACTATAAAAATTTATCTTCATCTAAACCTGATATATGTGAAAATGATTTTATTATAGAAATAAATAGATAATTAATAATAAATTATTTGTAAATAATATAAATAATTTATTAATATATAAATTTGTATTTTTTTCTCTCGTTTTCAGATTTTATTTTTGTTCTATTTCCTAAAAATTTAAAATATTTTTCGGATAATTTAAATTGTTGTAATTTTTTATTTTTTAAAACTTTTAATCTAACATACATAATCATACCAACTTGCCATATTCTTTTATGACTATATTTATTTTGTTTATATAATTTTTCTAATTTTTTAATTGTATTTTTTACATCTTCGAGAGATTTATATTTAATATTTATGGTATCATCTGGATTTTTATCTATATATACATCAAACGATTTATCTGGATTATTAGGATTAAATAAAAAATTATTAGATTTATTTTTTATTTTATTTTTTTTATATTTTTTTGTTCCACCAATTATTTTTTTTTTACAATATTTAAATGGAGCACAAGATGCTTTCATTGTAAATCCTTTTATTTTTTTTGTAGTACAATATTTACGAGAGAATTTTCTTGGTAAATTAAAAATTTTTTTATCATTTCTAATACATTTTTTTGTAAAATTATTTATATTACAACAATTTTTCATTATATTAAATAAATAAAAATAAAATTAATTCGTTTTATTTTTCAAATTTCTCTCGAACTTTTTCCAAAAAATCTTTTAAATTTTGAGAGAATTCAATATTTTTATAATATAATAATTTATAAGTATTACGATATTTATTTGTTTTTTCATCATAAATTAAATAATATTTTTTATTATCTTTTTCATGATTTTTGAGAGAAATATATTTGGGTAAAATTATCTCTTTTTTTTTCACTCCATTTTCTTCATTTTTCTCTCCATTTCTTTCTTTTTTCTCTCCATTTTCTTCAATCTTCTCTCCATTTTCTTCATTTTTCTCTCCATTTTCTTCAATCTTCTCTCCATTTTCTTCAATCTTCTCTCCATTTTCTTCAATCTTCTCTCCATTTTCTATTTTAAATAATTCATCATTTTCTATTTTTTTTAAAATTAATTTTATTTGTTCTAACTTTTCAACTATTGTTATTTTTTTTGATTTACTAGATGTTAAATGTTTTTTATAATTTATAAGTTTGGGATGTTTTTCTATTTTAAAAAATTCTCTAAATAACAATTTTTCTTTATTATAACATTCTTTATAATACACAACATATTTTGGTATCATATTTTCAGATATATCTACCGGTAATTCTATAGCATTACATTTTCTAACTCTTTTAAAATCATCTTTTACAATAAAAAAATTATTACTATTATCGTTAGTTGTAGACATAATAAAATATAAATTTATTTTTTTTTATTATTTCTTATTTAAAAATTTGAATTTTTAATAGTGGTATTATAAATATTATCAATTGTATTAATATTATTATTTTGATCATAATAATATTGAATTTTTTGATAAAATTTTGCAAATATAGGTTCACGATATAAATATTCCATAATTATATAATTATACATTCTATCATTATGAATATTATAAATATATTTATCAAGCGATAACATTTCTTTTTTATTTAGAATAGGGATAAAACCACGCTTTAAATATTTATAAATTAACTCATGAGGTGCATGTTTAGTAGCACAATATCTAATATCAATACTTAAGCGGGTACATACAGAAATAACACCAGAAGGTAGAATAAACCAAGTATGTCCATCAAAGAATCCGCGCACCCAGCCAAAATGGTATTTGGCGAAGTGTTTCCAAACGGTTTCGCGAGAATAAGGAACTGAAAATAGTTCCAAAACAGTAGAATTATGGTTATTATGAATTTGAAATCGTTTTTCTACTTGTGTTTTAACAAATGACCATCCACCAGGATAATATTTTTGTAATATTTTTATTTTTTCATCTACTATTTTTTCTAGTTCGTTCACTGATAAATATACATTATCACCTGCTAAAATAGGACAATCAACGTCAGAACCATTATAATGTTCAAAATAATTATTATTATCTGTACGATGACTACATGCTGAAAACGCAAACGCACTTCCTCCAACAATTAGATTATCTGAATAAAATTCCTCTATTTGAGCATCATTAAAATCTAATAATCCTTTTGTAAAAATATTATGAAAATTATAACATGCCTCTTTATTTGATGGAATTTTAAAATTTTTTGAAATATTTTCGTCAAACGCTGGAACTCGTGATGTATGAATATTGTAGAGTTGTTCTTTAAAAATATTTAAACATGATTGAGAATTATTATCACGTTCATTAGATAACTCATCTAGTGTCCATAATTTAATATTATGTAGTGACCATTCTGTATTATTAAAAACAGATGCCATTTGTTCTTTAATTAATTGATGATTAAATGCTATACCAACATTAGATACAGAGGCATAATGTCGGTATTTTTTAAACCGAACAAGTTCGGATGTTTCAGGAGAAATAAATAATTTATTAATAATTTTATTTACAAGCTCAAAATTATTAATAGTATTCATTGAATCAATAATGTTATCAATATTATTTTTGTTTAAAATATTATCAATATTATCAAGAATGCTTTGTGGGAATATACCTTTAATATAAAATAATAATGGATAATCATATTTATTATCATTATTATTGTTATTATTTTGATCGACATAATTATTAAAACGATTATTATTTGTATCCAATAAAATTAATTGATCTCGCATTTGTTCATCTTTTACTTTACAGTAATTTTTACCCGAACCAAAAATTCGATTTTGAAAAATCAAATTATTTTGAGGAATAAAGTTAATATTATAATTATCTTTTGAATATTTAAAAAGTTCATGAAATTTATCAAGTATCATTGCTTCAATATATTTAGTATTCGTATTATATTTATTTGCAGTTAATAAAATATTGAATAGTTCATCAATAGTATGATTAATAATAAAACCAATTTCTTGAATGGGAATATCAAGTCTTAAAACATTTATTTTTTCATTAGTATTAGTATTAGTATTAGTAGCATCTATCTGAGTTATATTTTGGTAAAATATTTTTGGTAGCATTGAAAATTTATGAGCAAATGTCCCCATAACAATATAACCATCATTGGTACACGTTTTTTCTGTTTCAATAATTTCAGTTTCATTTTTAATTGAAATAAATTTATTTAAAATATCAAGAATACCTATTTTATAATTTTCAAAACAAATAAATGAACTCATAATAAAACTAGTAATTTTTTTAAAGAATTCTATAATAGCAAACAAGACCCTCGCCTCCGCCACCGCCTCCGCCACTCGCCCCCCCAACTTATTAATATCGGATATTAACTCAGTGGTAGTGCAAACAGTTTCGGAAGCCATTTAAGTTTATAGTAATATTGTTAAAATTTAAATAAATTTTAAAAATCAATTTTTTATAGTAAGTAATTAATTTAGTAAATGATTAAACTAACAGTTAAAAGACCCTGAATGCCTGCTAATGTTTTAGATGTATATGTAACTGGAAAAATATCACCATAACCTAATAAACATCCGGTTATAATAGCAAAATATAAGCGATCAAAATATTTTTTAATTAAATTTGGTTCAACTTTTTCAATAGATAGTTCTTCCTTTTTAACTTCTTGTTCGGTTTTTTTAGCAGCCTCATCAATAACTTTTTCTTCTATAATATTATTTGAATTATTTTCTGAAAATTTTGTTTTATTTATTATTTTATTATCATTATAATATTCTTTTAAATTATCATAATTTTCTTTAATTTCTTGTTTCGCTTTATCTTTAATAACTTCTTCTTTAACAATTTCTTTAAATTTATTTACACCCTCAAAATGTTCGTCATCTAATAACATATATAAAAGAGAAAATACGAACATAAGAAAAAATAATATTTGTATTTTATTAAAATATGAAATATTATTTTGAAAATTTGTTTTAATATTATAAAAAATATCAGACATTATACCTATATTACATTATAATTATATTTTTATAATTATATTTAAAATATAATTATAAATATATTAATATAAATATGATATATATCGATTGTTTTTATTATAGCTTTGTAATAGATGAGAAAAAATTAAAAAAGTATAATTTTAATAAAAATTTATTATCATTAAATAATAATACGATAAATTATTATAATGATTTTAATTTTATTAAACAAAAGAAAATACATAAATCACTATTAAAATCTTATAAAAGTATTGACAATAATTTATATAAATTATCTAAAATCAATATTTCATAAATTATTAACAATTAAAAACATTAAAACATTAAAATTTTATAGATTTTGTTAAATAAAACCAAAAGAATATTCCAACAAATGCTTTTGCAAATAAATCTAATATATTATAACCAAATACTTTTGTTAATTTATCGGTTTGATATAATACACCATATAATGACCATAAACCTAAAAATAAGAAATAAATTATTTTAGATTGATATGTTTTTATTTTTGATGTCATATAAACATTCCATACAGTAGCATACATAGCAAAGAATGCACCAAAACCTAACATATTAGCTGTTGTTTTTGTTAATTTACCAATTTCTCCAATATAACCAAAAAATAACATTAAGAAATTAAATAATAATATTAATAAAAATGGTAATAATGTTACAGTAATTTTATTTTCATATCCAAGAACCATACATAAAACTAATAACATTAATGGTGTGCTAATAACCCAATCTGTATAACGCATATCATTAATTTTTTTCAAAGGTAATTCAGATTTTTGATTATCAGTATTTGAATTTTTATTTTCTTCTTTTTGTTTTTCTTCAAAAGTATTAATTTCTTTTACAAAAACACCATAAAAGTATCCAGCAACAACAGAAATACAAGTTTCTAGATTCATAATATGACGTATTTGAGCAACGGGATTTCGTAAAGCTTCAATAAAACATATAGTTCCAGTTGTAATTAGAAATATGTATGTAAAATAAAAACTATTTTTTATTAAACTAACTTGCATTTAGTATAGTAAAATAAAATAAAATAAAATAAAATAAAATAAAATAAAATAAAATAAAATAAAATAAAATAAAATAAAATAAAATAAAATAAAATAAAATAAAATAAAATAAAATAAAATAAAATAAAATAAAATAAATAATATTAGAAAATTTTATAATTATATTTATTTTCTATTTTTTCAGCAAAAATTTTTAATTTTTCTTCTAAAATATCATAATAATTATCTGGTAAAATAGAACGCATAGTTTGTCTATCTTTGTTTTCATTTCTTCTATCAAATACTAAATAAAATTTATTTCTAGTTTTTTGTATAGTTATATATTGGGGTAAATTACGTTTTTTTGATTTATCTATCTCTTCGTTATTTGTTATATTATTATCTAAATCATCTACTATTTTATTAACAATAATTAATTTATCTTTTAAAGTAATAACATTACTTTTTGAACCTATATATGGTTTAACTAATTTTGGATGGTTTTCTATTTTGAAAAATTCTCTATACAAATTTTTTTCTTTATTATAACATTCATTATAATAAACAACATATTTTTTCATCATTTCTTGTGTTAATCCTTCTGGTAATGGTTTTGCATTATTTTTGCGTTCTCTTTTTGTGTTTTCTTTTATTCCTTTACAATTTTGTTCTTGTGTTTTTCTATCGGCAATTCTTAAATTATCATATCTATTATTTAATGGATTTTGGTCAATATGGTCTACACTTAATTCTTTTGTTCCTTTTCCATTTCCAAAATAATGTGTTATTACTTGGTGTATGTATAAATTATTATTACCTAAAATATAACCACTGTCTTTATAAGACCAAATAATAGGCGTTTCATAATTATTTTTTTTTTCAAATTCTCTAATTATTTTATATGAACGAGGACATAATATACATATTATATTTCTATTACAAAGCATCAAATATTCTTCTTCATTTTTTTCATTTAAAATTTTGCATATAGGATTTTTATATTGTCCAGAATATCTTCCTTCTTTTACTATTGTTCCATTATAAATATGTTCAATTATATTAAATTTTTTTAGTAATTCTTTGAAATATTTATTTTCAATTATAATATTGTCATATCTAATATCATATTTATTTCCATTAATAAAATTAAAATTATAGTTTTCTGTTTTAAATCCATATGCAAATTCTAAAAAATCAATATATTTATTATTTATTTTGTAAGAAGGATAATCATCGTTAATATTATTTATTCTAAAACATCTTTCAAAATTTAAAATTCTACAAAATAATTCGCTACTTAATATATATTCTCTATCATCATATATAATTTTACATTCTTTAAGTATATTATCTAATTCATAAATTGGTTTAATTTGGTCTATGTTATTCATATTATATAGTTTATAATATGAATATGTCTTTAATTTAATTTTAATTATATTGTTTTTTTGCTAATTAGAATTAATTTGAATAAGCCAATCCACCCATACCCGACATAATACGTAGGACATTGTAGTTAACAGCGTAGACACGGACTTTGGCGGTACTAACACCCGAAACAGTGGCATTCGATAGAACTAATTGTAAAGTGGCATTGTCAATGCGCGAGAAATTGCAAGTACCCGATGGTTGATGTTCCTCAGGGCGTAGAGCGAATGAGTAAACATTAATACCAGTATCGGGAGCACGTGTGTGATGTTGGAAAGGTTGGACTAAGTCGAAGTATGTACCTTCACGTTCCGAGAAACGGTCTTGGCCATTTAGTTGTAATTTGGCAACTACAACTGGATTTTCACCCCAGCAGTGCATGTCTAAGGCGGTTTCAGCTAAGACGAAAGTTCCGGCATCCGAAACAGCTGAATCATTTGTTGAACTTTGAGCGCTTGTAACAGCATTCGAACCGAATGCAGCTTCATCAGCAAATGGATCTTGGAACATACCCGAGACAAAAGCTCCGGAGTTAATGTTCGATTCTGAACCATAAGCATGAACCGCATTAGGTAAAGCATCAAATGCATCAGTGTAATTGAAAGGTTGAGCACCTAATAAATGATTTAACGATTGACCGGATTGTAGAGAAGCACAGTAGTCAACATTGGCATCAGGTTGAACAACCCAGATTAATTCTTTGCAAGGATGATTTAAATTTAATTTGATTTTGTTAGACGACGAACCAACCGATTCATCACCTGTGAATTGTAGTTGTTCAATTAAGTATTCGTGAGGATTTTGAGCCATACGTCTGCGTTCATCGGTATCTAAGAAAATATAATCAACATATAGCGAAGCAGCCGCTAATGATTGTTTGTAGGCATTTTCAACTTTTTTGCCTTGTCCGTCCATTTTGGTAACCGCCCATAAGCATTCTTCAATATTGCGAATATCTAAGTTAATTTTAACTTCATGGTATTGTAAAGCAATTAAAGGTAGAGCTAGACCGGGATTACGGCAATACCAGAATTGTAATGGGACATATAGGGTGGTTTCAGGTAAAGCATTACGAGGAGCACATACTTGACGTACACCATCAGCAGAACAAGGTCCATCAACATTAGCAAAATCAGGGTCGCATACATATGTTAATTGTGTAGTGTTACCAATCATTTTGTAGTAACCACGTTCTTGTTCTTTCGATAAAGTTAATTGATTCCAGATGTGCATCCAGTCACCATATTGACGGTCAATGCGTTGACCACCAATTTCAACTTCAACTTGCGAAATTAATTGTTCTCCAGGGGAGTCTAACCATCTAGCATAAACATTATATTCATCACTGGTGTCACTATTATTATTTCTGTGATTTTGGTTAATTTCTGGTAGAGTTACTTGTAAATATGTTTTGTAAGCTAAATCACCATTACGTGATATGGTGCAAGTTACGCGACGTCCGAAATCAGCTTGTCCATTGAAAGTTTGTTCAATAGATTCCATCGAGAAATTTGTGTGACGACGATAGGTAACTTTCCAGAAAGTAATTTGAGGATTACCAGTTAAATATACATCTTGAGCCCCGTAGGCAACTAATTGCATAAGTCCACCAGCCATTTTTTTATAATATTGCTAAAGAAAAAAATATTTTGAATAAAATAAAAATTAAAAATTAAAACTTATTATTATAATATTAATAATGAAAACTATAAAAACATTAGATGATAAACATACAGAAATATCAGAAAAATATTTACATGATAAAAATGTATTAATTCCTAAATATGAGAATCAAATAAACAAACTAAAAAATCTTATATCTGATAATAAAAATAAAAAAAAAAATAAAAATCCAGAGTTGATTATAAAGGAAATTGAAGAACTTGAAAAAAAAATAATGACAATAAATAAAAAATATAATGATTATTATTTAAATAATGCTAAATATATTTTTACATATTTTTAGTATAAAAAAAAAATAAAAATCCAGAGTTGATTATAAAGGAAATTGAAGAACTTGAAAAAAAAATAATGACAATAAATAAAAAATATAATGATTATTATTTAAATAATGCTAAATATATTTTTACATATTTTGAGGATAAACAAAAAATAAATGATTTAAATAATAAAAAAAATTCTGAAAATGATAAAATATCAAAATTTTTTAATTTAAATACTAATATAACTAGTGATGATAAGAATAGTGATAATAAAGATAAATTAATTACAAGTAATGATTCAAAAAATATCGATAAATATTTTAATAATATAACAAAAACATTAAATAATTATGATGAATATAATTATAATTATGAAGTATGTAAAAAATGTAATAATGGAGAAATAATATTTGTTGAAACCGAAGGAATATGTATATGTAATAATTGTAGTAATATTACAAAATTTTTAATTGAAAACGATAAACCATCATATAAAGAACCACCTAAAGAAATATGTTTTTATGCTTATAAAAGAATAAATCATTTGAGAGAAATATTAGCACAATTTCAAGCAAAAGAAACTACAAATATACCAGCAGAAGTATTTGAAAATATAAAAAATAAAATAAAAAAAGAGAGAATAGAATTAAAAGACTTAACTAATTCTAAAACAAAAGAAATATTAAAAAATTTAGGTTATAATAAATATTATGAGCATATTCCATTTATTAAAGATAAGTTAGGTATTAAACCACCATTAATGTCAACAGAATTAGAAGACACATTATGTAATTTATTTAATGAAATACAAAGACCATATTCAAAATATTGTCCATCTGACAGAGTTAATTTTTTGAATTATTATTATACATTATATAAATTATGTGAATTATTAAATGAGAGAAAATTTTTACCATATTTTCCAATGTTAAAAGATAGAGATAAAAGAATAGAGCAAGACCAAATATGGAAAAAAATTTGTCAAGAATTAAATTGGAAGTTTATTCCGACACAATAATAAAACAAAAAAATGTTTTACACCTTTGAACATTAAAAACGCCGAAATAATTTTAATAAAACTTAAAAAATTGATATTAAAGATTTAATTAATAATATATTAAATTATGATTCATATAATCCCTTTAAAAAATATTACGACTCCTATTCGCAGTGAGAAAAAACTAAAGTCTGGTGTTAAAGTATGCTTTACTTATTTTAATAATTTTGAACAACATATGATATCCATATTAAATCCATGTGACGACGATGAAAAAGATATGTATGAAAAAGCAAAAAATTTATGTTATGAATTTGATAAAATTATAGAAATTGATTATGATAATACTACTGATAAAATTAGAAATTTTATAGAAAAAAATTTTAGAAAAGTTCAAAAAAAAATATATCATACTTCACATCCTGTTCCTATTCCACCTTATATCTTAGGTATATGGTTAGGAGATGGTAATAGTAATAATATAGGACTTACTAATATTGATAAAGTAATTATAAATGAATGGTATAAATATGCAGAAGATAATAATTTATATATAAGAGAAAGTGATAAAAAAGAAAGAAAAACTTTTGTAAATGATTATGAAACAGAATTTGTTTGCTGTTATCATATTACGTCAACAAATGATCCTAAAATTAAAAATACTATATTAGATGAATTTAAAAAATTAGATTTAATTAATAATAAACATATTCCAGAAATATATTTAAAAAATGATGAAATTAGTAGATTAGAATTATTAGCAGGATTAATAGATACAGATGGAACATTAGTAAAACAATCATATGAAATAACACAAAAAAATGAAAAATTAAGTAATAATATAGTAGAATTATGTAAAAGTTTAGGATTTGATACTAAAATTTCTCGATGTAATAAAAAATGTACAAATTCAAAAAATAAAAATCATAATGGTGTTTATTATAGAATAAATATTTCTATTAATCAAATATCACCTATTATTCCAGTAAAGTGTGAAAGAAAAAAACAAAAAGAAACTTATTATCACTATCACAATAGAAGTTTTAATAATAAAGAACCAATAGTTTGGACTAATGAATTAGATAAAGAATTGTATATTACTGTTAAATCATTTCAAGAAATAGAACCAAATCAAAGAATTCCTTGGACTATGTTAGAAAAATTTAATCCTAATTTACCAAGTAATAAAAGTGAATCATTTAGAGCACATTATGATAAATATATAAAAAAACAAGAAGAATTTAATAATATAACAGAAAGATTAGATTTTAATCCAATTGAACAATCTTGGATGGATAATTATAACGCTATATATGATATTTGGAATAATCATTATAATAAAGGATACAATGAAAATTTATTATCAAAAGAACTAGCAGCATGGTTTCAAAGCCAAAAAAAATATTCAATAGAATCAAATTTTTATAAATCTAAGAAAGAATTATTAAATAAATTAATAGATATTCAACCTACAAGTTATAGAAGTCAAATATTAAATACACTAGAAAATATAAAAAATAGTATTATTAGTGGTAATTATGATGGAAATATAATTTTACTAAATAATAATAAATTATATATACCTGTAAATAGTATATATGAAAATATAAAAATAGGACAACAAATAAATGGTATTAGAAATATATTAAACAATAATGAAGAAAAAATAAATTATGATATATTTAAAACAAAAACTGAATTAGTAGAGACATTTAATTATATTTTGGATGATTATCATTTAGATAAAGCAGAATGTAGGAAAGATACAATTATCCAATATGATATTAATAATAATATCATTAAAGAATATTTATCTTGTAAAGATGCCGCTGAAACCTTAAAGAAAAACAACGAGATTAAAAGTGTTGATAATGGAAAAAGATTAATATCCAAGGCTTGTAAGAATAATAATATTTCGTATAATTATTATTGGCGTTATTGGTTAGAAGTTCACAAAAATAATAATTATTAAATTTTATTATTATTTATAATGTCTACTCATAAAAGTAGTGATTATAAATTAACTACTGTTAAATATTATTAGATAATAATGTTTATCAACTGGATACTTGTAAAAATTTTAATTGTAATCCTAGAAGTTTAATTAGATGGGTAAATAAATATAAAACAAATAAAACTATTAAGCGGAAAAAAAGAATTGAAAAACTATAAATAATCGGCGTTTTAAATGTCTAATGGTGTAAATAAAAAAAAAGTGATTAAACATATTATATATTATATATTATATATAATATTATACATTATGATATGCTGTGCTACAGTTAAAAAAACTGGCAATAAATGTTGTAACCCTGCAAAAAATGGTAATTTTTGTGGTAATCATAATAAAAATAATAATAATGAAAAATTTGGTCAAAATGTTAAATCAAGAGCAGGAAGTACACGTAATGGGTTTAATGTAACAGCTGCTAATATTTATAGTGAATTAGTTACAAATGAACAAATTATCAAAAGAAATAATATTTTAGAAATAGATACTAAGATATGTATGTACTGTAAGAAAAATACAAAAACAGATGATGATCATTTAATTCCAACATGTAATACAAGTAAATCGATTTATGGTCAAAATAATAGTCTCAATAAAGTTCCTTCTTGTAGTACATGTAATTCTAAAAAAAGCGCAAAAGTAGATGAAGAATTAAAATTATGGTTAAATGATTACTGTAAATGGTCTAAGATAAAAATAGATATTTTATTTAATTGGATAAAAGATAATGAAAAATATTTATATTTAGATGAGAAAATTTGTAATTATTTAAATGTAAATCATAAACATATTAATAAAATTCATGAAATTTTTCAAAGCAGTTGCGAAAAAAAAGAAGATATTATGAGTAATCTGATTGACTATTTATTACAAAATAATTTACAAGAAATTACTTTAAAAATTGAAGGATTGCAGGAATAAGTTCTTTATCTGTATCTAATAAATTTTCAACATTTTTTAATTCATCTAAATTTACTGTTAAAATTTCACTATTAATTTCTGGATTAATAATTAAATCATTTTTCCATTTATTAATTATAAAAACAGTAAGCATTATTTTATCAGTTTTTAGATGATTTTTTGGAAAATCAATAATATCTTCAATATCTACATTAATAGACAATTCTTCATATAATTCTCTTTTTAGTGCTTCTTTTAATGTTTCATTTTCTTCAACTTTTCCACCTGGAAATTCATATTTATCAGGCATTACTTTTAGATTTGAAGCTCTTTTTGGAAGTATAATTTGCTTATCTTTAATTAATACAGCACCAACAACATTTAAAAGTTTTAGATTCATATTTAATAATTTAAAAATATAGTTTAAATAATTTTTAAATCAATTTTGAATTTATTTTGAATTTATTTTGAATTTATTTTGAATTCATTTTGATTATAATATTATTTTATTAAATAAATAATATTATAAATATTAAATATAGTATAGTAAATTATATTAAATTATATTAAATAATATGGGAAATATATGTGAAATATTTAGTAAAAATAATAAATACGATGATGATATAATATATCAACATAAAAAAAATAAAGACGATACGATTCCACCTGCATATTTAATAGAATATGATGAACCACCACCATATAATTCTATAAATTATAATCATAGTAACCCTATACCAATTGTATATGACCCAAGTATACAAATTATAAATTATAGAAGACCAATATATATTGATAATTATCAAGATAATTTTACAACTGGTGTTTTAGCTGGTGTAATGATTGAAGATATATTTAATTGTGATTAAATTTATTGTGATTAAATTTATTGTAATTAAATTTATTGTAATTAAATTTATTGAATCATTACTTCATTATTAGTAGGAGTTTCTTCAATATTTTCATTATTTTCATTATTTTCATTATTTTCATTATTTTCATTATTTTCAGCAAGTTTTTTATTTTTATAATTAACAGAAAACATAATTTGAGCGGGATGTAGAGAACTAATATAATCTATTACTACTTTTTTATCAACATTTTTATTATTAATTTTAAGCTCATTTTTATATTTTTCATGAAGTTTGAACATATGTGTTTTATATTCAAATGGAAATTCTTTTAATGGTTTTTCTTTTTTAATATAACAATTTACATAATTAATAAATAATTCTTGAGTAAAATTATATAAAATATTCTTGAATTTATTAAAAATAAATTTATGTTCAGGATAATAATATAAAAATTCGTTTACTTTATTTTGATTTTTTAGGTGTAAATAATTAAACTGTAATTTTACTTTATTTCCTCGTAATTGTCTAATATATTCATAATTTTTATTTCTAATTTTACTTCTTGAACCATCTTTATTATATAACATTGTTCCGACAATTTCATATGGTGTTAAATCATTATTATAATATTTTTCAATACTTTCATAATTTTCAAAATTATATTTACCAACACATTTTACATTAGTATTTAAAAAAACATATGGATAAGCACTATAAAATTCTTGAATATTAAATTCTTTAATAGTTGCTTTATTTTCACTATTTATAATTTCATATACTTTAATTAAATAAATCATTGGAGTCATAGTAGGTGTTACTATACGATTTAATGGGTGTTGAAATACAAATGTATAGACATATTTTGGATCTAATGTATTAATATTAAAATTATTTACATTACAAGCTTCAAAAAATAATGTTCTAAATGTTGAATTGTGATATGAATAAAGATTATCATTATTTTGATTATCAATTGAATTTATATTATTAGTAAAATATTTATAATTTTTTGCGTCATTAAAAAAAATAATATTACCACCAACTGTTGATTTAGTTGATATTTCCCATGTATTATTAATATCATCAAAAAATAGATTAATCATAGTTCCATCAATAAAATCTTCTATCCAAGAATCACTTGAAGTATATGTTTGTTTAAATGTATCATAATTAATAGATTTACTTGGACTAAATGAAACTAATTTATTATTACGAAAAATAATGGATCTACAAAGTGATATTTTTTTAAATAACTCATAATTATTTTTTTCGAGTTCTTTTAATTTTTCTTTATCATATTTAATAATGTTATAATTTATATTATTAAATGTATATGTTTTATTAATTAAATAATTATTTTCATTATTTTCATTATTTTCATTATATTCATTATTTTCATTGTTTTTAATTTTATTATTAATAAATTTTTTTAAAAATTCAAAATCCAATACATATTCATTTACAATACTCATAATTATTAACTATTTATATATAGTAAGAATTCTTTAAACTTATTTAGATATATTTTTTAATATAAATATATTATAGATATATTTATAATGAGTATAGATATAAAAAAATATGAATTACAATTAGGTGATATAATAGAATTAGATGCTCCATCAAATCCAGATTTACACAATAAAACTTTTTATATAAATTTTATTAATAAAGAAAAAATATTACTTTTATCTGAACAAAAAATAATTACATTATCATTTAATGAAGAAGGTAAATTATTAGAAGAAAGTATTGAAAATATTTTATTATTACATAGAGAAAATTCACCAAGTTTTATAGTTCAAAATAATCTTAAAATTAATACAAATATATCGATATATTTTGGAGAACCTAATCCTTATATTATAAATGCATTAATAACTAATATTGAAAAAGATATGATAGAATTAAGATTACAAAATTCAGATGATATAATATATATTGATTTTGCTTATTCAGGAATACCAGAAAAATTAAATATAGATAAAATAGTTATAAGAGATGAAAAAATAAATTCTGTTTTAGAAGATGAAGAAACATCATCTAATGAAATAACAGACAATGAAGATAGTTCAAAAATGATAGAAGAAGATGATTTAGATAAAAAACCACCAATTATTTTTGATAAAGAGATGGATAATGACTTAAAATTTAATAATAATGTAGATACTGATTTGTATGAAAAAAATGTAGGTAACATATTAGATTTGGAAATAGAAGAAGAATATGATGAAATATTTTTTAATGTTAATGTCCCTGAATCAGAAAAGAGATATGGATTAGAAGAACAAATATCAAATTATTTAGATACAATGTTAGCATCAAATTATAGTATTGAACGAGTAAATATAGAGGTTAATAGATATATAGAATTACGTAATTTATATAGTGATTTTGATGAAAATATGTATCCAAAATTACCAAAAAAAACAAATGAATTTTATAAACCAATAATAAAAAAAATTATAAATTTAGAAAAAAAAATAAAATGGATTCTTCCAGTTGTAAAAAACAAAAAAACTCTTATAAAAGATGATGATGTTTTAGAATATAAAAATGATGAATTTATATTATTTAATGATTTTATAGAACAAGCTGTTTCAGTAGTAGATAATTGGACAAAACAAAATAAAGTAAATGTAGTTGATTGTTATAAAAAATATATAACAAAATTATTAGATATATTTAATAATAATGTTGAAAACAATAATACACTTAGTGCTAATACACAAGTAGAAGTTATAAATGTAATTTATGATAATTTTTATAGTTTAGTAACCTATAAAAATGAATTTATAAAAAAAAGATTTGATTTTACAGTATTTTATGAAGGTTTAAATATGTTATATAGTGAAATAGATGATAATAAAAAAATAAAATATAATAAAACTAAATTAACACCATCGGATAAATTAAGTATAATTTCATTTTTAACATTACCATTACCATTTTTAAATTTATCAAAAATAAATTGTAATTATACATCAATATATGAAAAAGCTAATTTAAATTATAATTATATACCATATTTTTTGGCTTTAAATAATAATTCAGAAATAAATTCTTATATTTTGGAAGAAAAAGATATAGATAAATATAAAAATACAAATGATAATATAAATGATGATGAAAAATTTAATAATATAAATAGTTTTACATTTGAAAATATATCAGAAGAAGATAATTATAAAAATAATATAGAAAGTTTATTAGAATCATTTATACCAACTAATAGTAAATATATAAAAAAAATTTCAAAATATTATAATTTTACAAATTATAAAAATTTGATAAATTATTTGGAAATAATGTTTATTGATTATAATAATTTACATTATAAAGATGCAAATATAATAAAAACTATAATAGATAATAATATACAAAAATATATTAAAGATTATAAAGAAAATGAAAAAATTTTACAAAAATATATTAGTGATAAAAATGTAAACAATGAAGATGCAAATATAAAATATTTTATAAATATTTTAAATAGAGATTTAATTGATGATTTAATGAATTCATACAAATTAAATAGTTTATCATTTAATAATAATTATGAATTAATTAATTTTATTATTAACATTGATTGTGGTGATTTTTTTTATGCTTTACTAAATAAAAACATTAATCAATTAATAATATCAACATTAATGACAAATTATATCGAATATAATAAAAAAGAGAAAAAACAGAAAAAAAATGCAATAGAAGATGATGAATGTGAAAAATATTTTATAAGTAAAAAATATACATCATTAGAAGAATTGCAATATGATAATAATAAAACAATTTATTTTGACACTATATATGATAATACACTATATACATTTTTAAATGAATATAAAAATGAAAAACAAAATATGAATTCAAAAACTTTTGAGAAATTTGCTATTGAAAAAATAGTAGATAAAATGAATATAACAAATGATAAAGCCAAAAGAGAATTTAAAGCTATAATGGAAGAAAAAAGAGAAATAATAGATGGTGATTATTGTGTTTTATATGATAAAGATAAAAATATAAATACAATATTTGTAAGAAAAAACAATGAATGGTTATTAGATGAAAAATTTAAAGATAATTTTTATATTGATACAAATAAAATTTTTTGTGATATAAATAAAGAATGTACATCAATAAATCAAAAATGTTTAACAAAAGAAAATGCAAGTAAATTAAATTTAGATTTAAATATAGATGAAATATTAAAAAATTTTAAGAATGATTATAATATAGTAATTGAAGATTTAAAAGAAGATATAAATAAAAATTATGAATCTACAAAAAATCATTTAAAAAAACATTTTTTAATTAATGAAAATAAAATAAATATACAGAACAATTTATTAAATGAGTTAAATAAAATAAACAATATTAAAGAAATTGTTGTTTCACCTTATGAAAAATTAAAAAATAAAATAGTAAATTTTAAAGATTTTCCGTTAAAACAAAAATATATTAAACAGTTTTGTGAAAATTTTACACGAGACGCTATTAATGAAGAAAATAACTTCTGGTTTTATTGCAAAAAAACTAATACTAAATTAATTCCTACTTTTTTATTAAAATTAGCAAATTGTTTTTTAGAACATAGAAATTATCAATCTGAATTAGATACAATTTGTGCATTACAGGGAAATATAAGTGATGATGGAAACTATTGGATAGATAAATATAGTGGTTATATTATTAAAAATATAGAATTTAATAATGATGAAGGATTTGACGAACAAGGTCATAAATTAATAACAAAGGAAATTTTAGAAGAAGAAAATGATATTAAATTTGAACAAAACGGAGAAATAATAAGTTATGATGTAAAAATTATTAATGGTATTTTAAAATCAATGACACAATTAATTGGAATAAATTTATCAAATTATTTTCAAGAAATAGCAAGTCAAGTTATTGATATTCAAAAAAAAATAATACCAAAAAAAGAAATTTATGATAAAATGATAGAAAAAAATAAAATAAAAGATCCTAAAATTAAAGTAATACCATATGATGATTTCTATAATTCTTCATTATTATTATTAACATTATCATTTCTAATAATTTATATTCAAATAAGTATTCCAACTATTAAAACAAAAAAAACTTTTCCTGGTTGTATAAAATCTTTTTCTGGTTATCCATTTGAAGGTGATCAGGATAAATCAACAATAATATATATAGTATGTATAGCACATAAAATAAAAAGTTCTATAAAACCTTGGAATACACTTTTAAAACAATCAGAAGCAAATATAATTAAAAAAATAGAAGCATTGATTGAAAAATATATAATAAGTAATAAAAAAATTCAATTATTAATATCAAAGAAACAAAAATATTTATTATCTAGTAAAGATAATGATGATATACCAGAAAAAGTATCAATAAATAATTGGTATACATTTTTACCACCATTAAATAATATTAGAATAGATAATGCTAATTTACAAGTATTGGATACAAATTTTGAAAATAATATAAAGCGTTCATTAAAAAGTGGAACAAATGATAACTTTATTGATATAATAAAAAATAAAATATTATTTTTATCTTTAAATATTATTGAATATATACAAGATATAGTAAAAAATGAAACGTTATTAATGGAAAATAAATCAGGAATTCCATTTTTAGAAAATGCCTGTTGTAATAGTGAAAAAAATAATATATTATATTTTATAACAAAAAATAATAAAATTTATGATAATAACTTAATATCTTATAATTATAATATTATTATCAAAAAAATATATAATCTAATATCTTGTCCTATATTATTTCATTATAAAAGTACTAGAAAAAATGTAATAAAAATAGAGGAAGCATTTAATGAACAAATTATATATAAAACATTTATTTATTATGGTAATTTTGAAAATACAATACCATTATCAGAAGAATTAAAATTAATTTGTGGTAATAAACCCAAATCATTTGAAACTAATAATTTGATAAGTGAAAAAATAAATAAATTAAAAGAATTAGGTAAAATTTATAACTTAAAAGATTTTGAAGAATTAATTAAATATATTAGTAAAAAAAATTTATTAGAAAATACTTATAATGATAAAATATTATCTAATAATGAATTATTAGTTATTTTAGTTAAAGACTATATTGAAAATGTTAATGATGATGATAATATAGACCCTGTATTTTTTTACAAATTAGATAAATTATTAGACAATTTTGATATTTTAAATGATGAAAACAAAGAATTGCGTGAAATTAAAAATTATCTTGCAAAAACAAATGATTTAATGAAAAATAATATTATTGATTATTTTAGTAAGGAAACTAATATAAATAAAAAAGACTTAGAAATGATTAAAACTAATTTAGATATACAAGTCAATATAAACAATATTCAAAGTTTTATAAACATTATTTATGATATAGTTAATATTATTCCATATATTATAATTAATAAATCATTGGACACAGAATATATACCAAAATATTTAAAAAATATTTTAAGCGATAAACATACAAATGATATAAAAAATATTTTAGATGCATATTATTTAGAGTTTTTTAATTATGAATATGTTGAAGAAATGAAAATAATAAATATTATTATTAAGAATAAGATAAATATTTTAGAAAAAATACTATATTTATTTAAATTTAAAAATGATATTAATTTTACATACAATAACAGTGAACAAAATATTAAAAATATATTTGATAAAAGATTTATTGAATTATTTTATTCATATGTTTATTATAGTATTTTGAATGAATATATTAATATCGATAAAAATCCAATATTTAAATTAGATATAAATTCTTTAGAAAAATATAAATATGATAATGAAACTATTAATAATATGAAATCTACAATATTAAAAATATTAATAAATTATACATATGAAAAAAACATACTTTTATCAAATAATTATAAAAAAATAAAAGAAAAAATAACCTATGCAAAAGAAAAAGAAAAAGAAGGTATTACTGATTATTTGAAAAATTTAAATGTAGAAGAACGTGAAATTGAAAATATATTTAAAAATAATAAATTAGAAAAATGGAATAAAGGTCTCCAAAAAGGGTTAACGCAATATGTTAAAGAAAATTATGATGAAGAAAGAGATGAAATGGAAGCAAAAATGTTAAAAGATAAAAAATTAAATAAAAATAATTTAGTTAATGATATGAATAAAGAAATATTTAAATTAGATATGGAACAAGAAGAATATACTACAAATGTAATTAATGAAGAATATGATATAGCTTATATTCCAGATGAAGAAAATGCCGAAGATGAACATGATTATTAGTTATTTTTTTTCAAATATAACATTATAACATTATAACATTATAACATTATAACATTATAATAATATAATTATATTATTAATATAATATAATTAGTATTATATGAATCCTTTTGTATCGATTATTATTATTATATCATTTATTCTTCTAATTATAGCTTTATATTATGACAAATATAATATCAGATTTTTTCTTCCAATAATTTTAATAACAATTATATCAGGATATATTAGTTATAAAATAGGTGAAGCATTTACAAAAGATAATAGCAATAAACAAGCATTAATAAAATTAATAATTATAATTAAAATTTTTATAGCTCTATGGTGTATAGAACATAATATAATTATTAAAGGTTTTGGTATTGAGAAATATATGAATTATATTAATAATATTTTATTTATAAATAATAGAAAATTATAAAAACAATTTATAAAACAATTTAAAAAAATATAATTATTAATAATTATATCTATAATCATGTATAAAATTATTAATCATTTTCTATTATTTACTACTATTAATTGTTTTGTAAATCCTCCTTCGCCAAAAGTAAAAACATTTAAATATGCCGGTTCAGTAAAACCATTTGAAAATTTTGATCCTGCATATATTCTTAAAGATAAGAGTGAAAATCGTATTAAATTTACACGTGAAGCTGAACTTCAACATGGACGACTAGCAATGTTAGCAACAACAATGATTCCAATTATTGAAAAGCTTGAAACAGATGATTCTATTTTAGGTATTAATTATTTATCTTCACAAGATATTAATATTCAAGCTCCATTTTGGTTATTTGTTTCTCTTTATGAACTAAATAGAATGTATAATGGATGGGTTAATCCTTTTGTAACAAATAGTACAACATTTCAACTAAAAGAAAAATATCAACCTGGAAATTTTGGTAATTATAATATGGATGAAATTAGTATCGATTTACTTAATAAAGAACTTAATAATGGAAGATTAGCTATGATCGCATTTATAGGTATTTTAGCACAAGAATTAGTAACGGGGCATCATGTTTTTTAATATAAAATATAAAATATAAAATATAAAATATAAAATATAAAATATAAAATATAAAATATAAAATATAAAATATAAAATATAAAATATAATAGTTTAATTTTTATTTAATATAATATTATATTAAATAAAAATATGCTCAATTTATTTATTTATAACAATTTAACATTTATATCTATTATTATTTTTTTATTTCTTTTTTCAATATTAATTATAACTAAACCAAAATTTGTATTTGATAAAAATGGTAAACCTAGAATTTTTGGTATAGGCTATCGTAATAAAACAGTAATTCCTATTTGGTTAATTAGCATAATTTTAGCAATATTATCATACTTTTCTATGGTTGTTTATATTAATTGTAATAAAATTATTATATAATTTTTTAGTAATTATATATTTAATAATTATATATTTAATAATATTATAAAAATTATTAAATATATATCCATACTTAATATATAGGTATAAAAAATTCTTCATTAATTTGTACATATTCACCTTCTGAAACTTCAAATTTTTCACCAGGACTTAAAGCGGCATTAAATTTAGATTGTGGTATTTTAACTACTGTATTGTCAGTAGTATCTCTATTATTATCAATAATGGCTAAACCAATATTAAATTTATTTTTTATCATTTGTGTAATATTAGATTCAAATAATGCCGGATTGTCTTCTTTAAATTGACTATTATAAATTTTCCATTTTTTACCATCAAATTTTGGTTTATCATTTTCATAAATATTTTTAATTAAAGCACTTTCTGTCGCAAGATTTTTATTACAAGATAAATTAATAACAAAATTATATGATATAGAACTTATAATTAATCCAGCTAAAATAAACCAAATGATTTTACCTATAAAAAATTTACTTTTAATTAAAGCATATAATTTAATAAATTGCAAATTTGTATCAATATCTTCATCATTAATATCTTTATTTCCAGGATTAGATGTATTTTTAAATATACCTTCTTTAACTGATAGTTTAATAAATTTTTTAAATTCATTATAATCACTATCTATTTCATTTACAAACATACTTTGATTACCATTTATATTTTTTAATGCTTGAATTATAGATGGAGTTTTTGAATTTTGTGGTAATATTTCTTTTAATATATCTTTTAATCCTATAAAACTTATTAAGAAATATCCAATTGTATTAGCAAAAGGGTCAACCCATCCTGGAAATAATTCCAACAAAAAATATATAGAACCAAATATAACTATCCATGGTATTAAAGTCATTGAAAAAATGTTAAATGTAGTAGTTGAATTAACTACCCCTTTACAATATGATTGATAAACTTTTGTATTAATATAATTATATCCTCCAAATAATAAAAAAACATATATTAATAGATAAATCTTATTATTTTCAGCAACACTTATATTTTCTATACTTGATTGTGAGTTTATATTAGCAACCATTATAATTGTATAGATTACCGATAATATAACAAAATATGCTAATGAATTAAATGGACTATAACTAGTATCATCATCAAGATTATTTTTTAAATTAAATAACTCTTTTTCTAAATCAGATTTTTTATCTGTCATTATATTTATAAGAATAAATTATTTTTTTATTTTGAATATATTTTATATATGAATTTTGATTATATAAAATCAAATGCTATTTTTAATAATTTGTCAAATAAAAATTTTGATAATAATTCTTATTCTAATAGTAACTTAGTTGCAAAAAACGTAAAAGCTTTTTTATCAAATAATCTAAAAAAATGTAATGAATATAAATTTAATTATTATAATTCTATTTATAATATTTCTATGTTTTTATTTTTTGCTATTACATTAATATTAATACTTAAATTTAGATATAAAGGTTCAAAAAAAAATAAAGAATATTTAAAAAATAAAATGATACAAGATAATAATTACATAATGTCAAAATTAGTTTATTATAATAAAATGAATATAGATAATCAACAAAATATTAGAAATAATCTTGTTACTAATCTTCCTAATAATAATTATAATCAAAATCCTGAAGCAATGTTATTACATAATAAAATTTATAATTAAATAATATAATATAATATTATATAATATAATATTATATTATATAATAACTAGTATATTTTTTATATAAAATAAAATTATATACTATATTATAATGGATAATATATCATTTATTGATTCTGATAAATATAAAAAATATTTAGAAGAATACGATGAATATTATAAATTAAAAAATAAATATGAAAACGATATAAATAAAAAAAAAGAAAAAATTAAAACCAAAGCAAATAAAGATAATTTACCTTTATCATATATAAAAAAAAATATAGCATCACTAGAATTTAATTGTATTAAATGTAAGAAAAAAGGTGGAACAATATTTAAAGAAACCGAAGATACACTGGAAGCTGTTTGTGGTAATAAAACAAAACAATGTAATTTAAATATTAAAATTAATAAAATAAAAACAGAAAATTTAGAAGATAAAATTATAACTACAAATAATGAGATAAATAATATAAAAAGTAAAATTATTGAATTTAAAACTAATTTTTTATTTAATTTTTTAGAAGAAGATTATCTCGTTGAACAATTTAATATTTTAAATACAAATTTAAATGAAAAAATGGAAAGTTTTATAAATATGAAACAACAATATAACAATATAAATACTGAAATTAAAAATAAAGATAAACTTTTAGAATATAAAAAAGAACTAGATATCTTAATAAGTGAATATAAAGATATATACAAGATATATTTAAATGAAAATGATAAAAAATATTTAAAACAAGCTTTTGAATTTTATTTATCTAAAATAAAACCATTAACTGATACTATTAAAAATATGTCATATAAATATAATTATCTAGATAAAATAGAAAATCAATCAAATAATATAAACTATAAATTAATACAAAAAAAAAATATATATAATGATTATAATATTTTGAATATATAATATATTCAAAATGATTTTTAAAATATTTAAAATAATTAATATTAAAATATTTATAATAAGCTTATTAATTGGATTATATTATATATATTATATTGATGATAAAAAAGAAATAATTATTTATCCTACTTTACATAATAATATTTTATATAAAGATAAAGCCGAAAATTGTTTTAAATATTCTTTTAGTGAAACAAAATGTCCCAATAATAAAAATGATATAAAAACTATACCACAACAATAAAATTTTATTATATTTTATATTTACATATAATAAAATGCTTAATAAAGTGGTTTCTAGATTATTTTATAGTGAAACAGGTAGAATATTTTTATCTATATTATTAGGTTTAGGAATTGCCAGTTTATTTAGAAAAATTTGTACTTCAAATAATTGTTATAATTTTACCGGCCCTGAACAAAAAGACTTAAAAAATAAAATATTTTCATTTGATAGTAATAATGATAAATGTTTTAAAATTAATGAAGAAATGACTCAATGTAATAAAAATAGTAATTCAAAAATTATTGATTTTGCGTAACATTAATTAATTTTAATTAATTATATTTATGTAAATATGAATAATAATCAATCTATTACAAATATTAATGATTTACCTACTAGTCAAAATATTTCAAATAATCAAAATAATATATCTATTAATACAATAGATAATCAAAATCCAAATCAAATGCCAAATCAAATGTCAAATCAAATGCCAAATCAAATACCAAATCAAATGCCTAATCAAATGTCAAATCAAATTCCAAATCAAATGCCTAATTCCAATAATGAAATACCAAAAACACAAAACGATTATAATGAAATGATTTTACAATTACAAATGGCTAAAAATAATAATGCTACAAATTTACCGTCTAGAGATATACCATCAAATGTTAATAATACAAATATAACTACAGATGAACAAATTAAACCAAATTATATAGATAATAATGATGAAAAATATATAAATAATTTAGAAACACCAGAAAGTGTAATTAATAAAAATAATAATATCGAAACTTTTAATAATAATTTAGAATATATTTATAATGAAATACAAATACCAATAGTATTATCTATATTATATTTTATATTTCAATTACCTAATACAAAAATGTTTTTTTATAAAGTTTTTCCATTTTTTTATATGAAAGATTTAAATTTAAATCTTTATGGCTCATTTGCTATTAGTTTAATTTTTGCTATTTTGTTTTATTTTATCTTTAAAATTATAAATAATATTACAAATTCTATTTAAAAAATAAAAAAATAAAAAAATAAAAAAATAAAAAAATAAAAAAATAAAAAAATAAAAAAATTAAAGTTTCTTTATTTCTATTTTTGCTTCATCTGCTAAATCTTTTACTAAACTATCATTTTTATAATCTTCTATATAATTTATTTCACATATTCCACAAGATACCATCAATTTCATACAATTATAACAAGGATAATGTGTTATATATGCTTTACAATTATTAGAACTAACTCCTCTTTTAGCACAATCAGTTATAGTATTTTGTTCGGCATGAACTGTTGCTATATTATGATCATCTTTTGTAATCATTTTATGTTCACAACCTGCTATATAACCATTGTAACCTTGTGCTATAATTCTATTATCTTTTACAAATAAACATCCTACATGTAATTTTTCACAAGATGAACGTGTTGATGTTAATTTAACTATTTCTTTAAAATATTGATTCCAACTTGGTCTACTATTCATATTTTATTATTTTTATAAAAATAATAAAATATTTTTAAATAATTATGAAAAAATTATTTAATATTTTAAATATATCTATTCTACTGTAACTACCTTTGCTAAATTCTTAGGTTTATCTGGATTTATCCCTTTTTTTATGGATATTTCATATGCTAATTTTTGTAATGCTATTGTAAATATGACTTCATTATAGTATTCTAATTTATATAATAAACAAAAATTATTTTCTTCTATTTTTAAATCATCTATTACTTGAAATGAATTTGTTATTACATAAACATTTGTTTCACGTCCAATTAATTCATGATATGTTGAACTTAAATTAGCATAATTACTTTTATCACTATAATCTATTAATAATATACTTAAATTTGTATTATCTAATAACGCAAATGGTCCATGTTTTAATGAACCCGCACTAAATCCTTCACAATGAATATAAGTGACTTCTTTTATTTTTAGAGAACCTTCACAGGCAATGGGAAATAATTTTTTCTTTCCCAAAATAAAAATATTATTTATTTTTTCATTTATTATAAAATCTCTCAAAAAATTTATTTTATTTAAAAATTTTATATCAAATAATAAGTTATTTATTGTATTTGATAATAAACGCAAATTATTTATTTTTTCTATATTATTAAAATAATTTTCTTGAAACCACATCTCTATCAAAGATAACACTACTAACATAGATGTAAATGATTTTGTTGATGCTACACTTACTTCTGAACCAGCATTCAAATATACTCCACATAACACTTCTCTCGCAATTAAAGAATCGATTTTATTTACTACACCTAATGTTATACATTTATGGAGCTTACATATTTTTAAACAGTTATATACATCTATTGTCTCTCCTGATTGAGTTAAAAATATACATAAAATTTTAGCCTTATTTTCTATATTTGGTATATCATCACTTGAAAATTCACATGCGTTTATTGTTTTAACACATTTAAATTTATTTAATGATTTTAAATAATCTTCACCTATTAAACCCGCGTTATAACTTGTACCACAACCTATTAATATTATATATTCTATATAATTCATTATATTTTTTATATGGTCAAGACCACCCAATTTTATATTTCCTTCATATATTCTTCCACCATAATTATATGCTTTTTGTATTGTTTCTGGTTGTTCCATTATTTCTTTTAATAACCAATGTTCATATGGTTTACAACTATGAACAATATCTTTATAAATTACTTTTTTAATATTATAAATTTCATTATTGTTTAATGATTTATAATTATTATTGGAAATTTGTATAATATCTTCATTATTTAATGAAATATAATCATTTACCAATCCTATAAATCCATCTGATTCAGAAGTACAAATTAAATAATCATCATTATTTCCTAATAATAAAGGTGAACCATGACGTGTAACATAAATAGTATCTAATTCTTTTGTATAAATTATAACTAATGCCCATGTACCTTCTAATTCTTTTGTTGCATTTATAATAGCCTTATCTATTGTATCATTCATATATAAAATATAATATTCTATTAAATTTGCTATTACTTCTGTATCTGTTTGACTATAAAATGTAAAATTATTTTCAATTAACTTATTTTTTATTTTATCATAATTATTTATTATACCATTATGAACTAATATTATTGTACCTTGTTGTGAATAATGTGGATGAGAATTTATATCGGTTTTACCTCCATGTGTAGCCCATCGTGTATGTCCTAATCCAATGTGAGAATTTATTTCTGAATTATTAAATTTATTTTTTAATAAATCAAAACAATCATTATCATTAGTAGATGCATTTTTTTCTATTTTATAAGTATTTTCTAAATTATCATAATAACATATACCCATAGAATCATAGCCTCTATTTTGTATAATTTCTAGACTATTTAATAAATTTTTTATAATATTTTTTTTATTTTTTGAGAGAATAAAAGAAATTCCACACATATTATTATAAATTAATAATATAAATTTTAAATTAATATTATTATTTTATAATAATATATAATATTAATTATGACACATTATCAAAATAAATATATACCAATTCTTATAAATGAAATTTTTGAACCTGTTTTTGATAAAATAGAAATAGAAGCAAACATAGGCCCAGAAGAAAATATACCACCATTACCACCAAGAACATCGAAAGGAAAAATTTTTAAAGCTATAAATAAAGTACAAAACAATTTTTTAGAAAATTTTTTTGATAATGAAAATATTAAATATGATTTTGGTATTACAAAAATACTTAAAGGAGAAATTTTTGATATAACAGCAACATCAAGAAATAATAAGTTAGGTAAATTAAAATCAAACAGTTTTAAATATGAAACAAGTTTAGAAGATATATCTGGTGAATTAAATTTTATTAAACAAACTACACAAGATGATAAATCAGTAAAAAGAGAAATTAGGTTAAACTTTATAAAAAATTGTATTGAATTAGATAAGGGACTCCCTAATAGTCCATTTAATACATTATTTGAATTGTTAACCAAATATATAAATGGTTCTAACACTATAGGTAATTCTACAAATAATTTTCTAGTAAAAAATAGTGGAGGAAATATATTTAAATTATATGCTGAATTATTATATTTAATTTTTGAAGATAGAATTGATGAAATAGAAGTAGAGTTTAGAAATATGGTAGCACCAGCAGAAGCAACTAACTCTAATCCTACATCGCCAAATTTATTTGAACAAATTAAAAATATAATGATAAATATGTTTAATGTATCATCCCCACCTGATCCAGACAGATATACTATTTATAACAATTTAAGAAATAATATGAGATTAATCAGATTGCAAAACTATAGTGATATTGATAGCTATATTATTCAAAACCCTGTTACAGGAGCAATACCAATGGACACGGAAGCACCAGCACCAGCACCAGCACCAGCACCAGCACCAGCACCAGCACCAGCACCAGCACCAGCACCAGCACCAGCACCAGCACCAATGAACACGTACACGCCGAAAACGCCGGCGGAGCAGGTGAATGAAGAGATTAAAAAATTAATAGGAACAATAGTTTTATTACCTTCAGATATAAATACCATTGAAAATACCATTCATAAAATAAATTCAATAGACTCAATAGAATATATATTTCAACAAATTTTAGATACATTAAATGATGGTATTAAAAATATTGAAAATATTCAAGGTACACCTCGACAAAAAGAAACACGTATTAAATCCAATTTTAATAATACATTAAAAGAAATTAATAGTATAATAGATAATTATAATAAAATAGTTCGTAAACAAGTTAAAAAAGCAAGAACAGCACAAGCAGAAGCACAAGCACGAGCAGAAGCAGAAGCAGAAGCAGAAGCAGAAGCAGGGTTTATATTATTTCGTATTAAAAGTTATAATAAAATTCTAGGTTTTAACACGGAAGATACAGAAATAAATTATAATATAAAAGAATTATTAATAAAATTAGAATTAATTAATGAATTGAATAAAGAAATAGTAAAAACTATTAATAATCCAGAATACAATTATCTTCCATCATATAATAATTTAGATAATATTGTTGCAGATAACGAAAATATACCTTCGCCTTTGTATCCACAAGTATTTCAAAATAATTTTTTAGAAATTAATAATATAAATGCAGAAAGTATTGAAAAGAAAATATTAGGACATTTATTTTTAAAATCGTTACAATACGAAAAAGAACTTATGCGTATATCTACTGATACTAATAGTAAAAAATTATTACAATTTAATAATTTTAACAATAATATTAAAAAATTGCATGAAATATTTAAAGAAATAAATAAAAAAATAAATCCTGCTGTTTCTTCTGGTGATGGTACTGCTGGTGATGGTGCTGCTGCAGGTGGTGCTGCTGATTTTACAGATTTATCTTCATTATTAAAAAGTAATAGTTTAATAGATGCTATGATTAAAGCTTTAAACGCATTTAATATTAAAACAAAAGAATTTCAAATTAATTATAATGAACAATATAATAAGAATACTAATGGTGAAACACCTGGTCAAACACCTGGTCAAACACCTGGTCAAACACCTGGTCAAACACCTGGTGAAATAGATGGTAAAATGGCAAAAACTTTATTAGGCGTAACTGAAAGAGAAAATACTATAAAATTAGATTATAATACAATGATTGGAAATATAGATAGTAAGATCACTTCAAATCATATCAATGTCGAAAAAGATTTTAAAAATCAATTATTAAATTTTATTGCTATAAAAACATCAGATAAAATAGAGATTTAATTAGAAAAATATATTCCAATAATAACAATCATTGTTCCACAAATTTTTTTTAATGTTATTAATTGATTGTAAAATATTTTATCTATAATAGTTGTTAAAATTATTCCAAATCCACACCATATTGTATATGCTGAACTTAAAGAAAATTGTGTTAAACTTTTTGGAAATAAATAAAAACTTAAACCGTAACCAGTATAAACAGGAATATACCAAATTTTATTGACCATTGTTTTTTTTAAAAAGCAAGTAGATAAAGTTTCTAATAATATAGAAGATAGTAAAATTAATTCTTGATTACTAGGTTTAAATAACATAGTAATAGAATTAATAGAATTAATAGAATTAATAGAATTAATAGAATTAATAGAATTAATAGAATTAATAGAATTAATATATTTTTTAAATAAAATATTTTTATTATTTATATGAAAATTATGTAACGAATTAATATACATTACATAATTTAATTAATATTATTTAAATATTTTAATAATTCCTTTTAAGTTTCGTTAATTTCTATTTCAGATATATATTCTATATTATTATTAGTATTATTATTATTAATATTTATTAATCTTTTTGCTTTTACAAATTTTTTTTCATTTATTAATAAATATATAGTAAAAAAAGTTACTAATTGTTCTACACAAACAGAAAACAATGCTATATCTAATTGTGTAATATTAATTAAAACACTAAAAATATATCTTATATTGCTTACAAAATACATAGAATTTGAATAAAAATATAATTCTGATTTTGTAAATTCATTAATTATTTTTTTATCAGGATTATAAACAGTAAATGCTAATACTGGTTCTCCTAGTTCTTGAACTACTACTCTAATTAAATCATTAAAAAATATTAATATTAATAAGCTTATATATTTTTCATAAGTATTAATATGAACACTTATAAAAATAAAATCATCATTTGGTCCAAAACGAAAATATTTTGAATTAGTAGCAAAATTTGTAATATAAAAACCTATAAAAATAACTAATAAAGTATTCAAAAATAAACATATTCTAATTTTATTTACTTGATTCATAAAAAAATATAAATATGATTTTAATATTTATATTTATATTTATATTTTTATATATTTTTTATTTTTTTATAATACGTTCCACATAAGATAAAATGCCTGTTCCCATGTGTAGATCTTTCCGAGTTTGTAACCATTTTTTTTTATGAATTTATCACAAAAATATGGCAATGGTTTCTTATCGGATGGAACACTATATTTTGTGTTGTAAGTAATTTTTCTGTTACTGAAAAGTTTAACAATATAATTTGAAAGATTAACATATCTGAAAATCTTTATCATTTTTTCTTTACCAAAAGTAAGTTTGTATAATTTAAAATGCTTAACCCAACTAAGTATTATAATATGTTTAAAATTTTTGCTTGAATTATTCCAGAGAGTAAAACGATTATCATAATTTTCCAACAAAATTTCTGTGATAGCAAGACATTTATCTCTTAGTTGAAAACTCAATTTTTCATTGTTTATTTCTTTGGACAAAGTTTTCATATTGGCTTTATGAGTTTTTTTCCAGATAATGTCAATGAGTTCATCTGGGAGCATTTCATAAATACCGAGCATTTGAATATAGAATCTAGTTTACAGATTGCTTTGGTAGTATGTAAATAGTAACAAGAAAAATAATATTCAACTTTATTTACAAGTAACATTTTACTAATATTATTTTGTAAATAATTTATCATAAAATGGTATATTTGTTAAAAATGAAAATTCTCCTTGATTTTTTATATATTCTCCTCCATCAATTCGTATTATTGAACCATTAATATAATCTGCTTTTTTTGAAGTTAAAAATAAAGCTAAATCAGCAATTTCTTGTGGATCACACATTCGTTGACTTGGATTTACATAATTATTATAATGTTTAAATATACCAATCGGATCTAATTTTGAAGCACCGCCACTATCTGCTATTGGTCCTGGTGCTATACCTACAAAACGCATTCCATATTTTGACCATTCAACTGTTAAACCTTTCATTATATTATCTACACCCGCTTTAGCGGCAGCACTAGGTATAACTAATGCCGATGAGTTTTCAGAATAAGTTGTAGATATATTTAAAAATACAGCTTGTTTTTTTTGTTCAATAAATGTTTTACCAAAATTGTGATATATATTAAAAGCACCATTTAATACTATATCATTAATTCTTTTCCAACCATTAACAGTTAATTTTTCAAAAGGACATAAAAAATTACCAGCAGCATTATTAATAATAATATCAGGTAAACATTTATCTTTTAATAAATTATTTTTAACACTTTTTACCTGTTCGTATTTTGATACATCTATATTAAAACCAATATTTTCTGTATTGTTTAATTTATTTAATTTATGATTTAATGAATCTATTTTTTGAATATTTCGCGAGAGATTTATTATTTTTGCACCTTGTTTTGCGTAATTAATTGCTAAAATTTTTCCTAGACCAGAAGAAGCACCTGTAATTAAAACATTTTTATTTTTATACATTTTTGAATGATATTTAAATAAAGAATAAATATTTTATATATTTTTAAAATATTTATTATTTTAAAATCCACCATCGCCAAATGAAAATACATTATCATTATTTTCTACTTTATTTGCAAGAGAATATTCACTTACTCTTTTTTCAAAGAAATTAGTTTTACCTTCAATACTTATATTTTCCATCCAATCAAAAGGATTTTTACAATCATATATTTTATCTCCTCCTAATTGCATACTTAATCTATCAGCTACAAATTTAATATATTCATTCATTAAATTATTATTCATACCTATTAAACTACATGATAAAGCATCATTAATAAATTCATTTTCTATTTCTACTGCTTCTTTAATTATTTCGTGTATTTTTTGTTTTTTTAATGGTTTTTCTAATTTACTATGTAATAAAACAGCAAATTCTGTATGTAATGCTTCATCTCTACTTATTAATTCATTTGAAAATGTTAATCCAGGCATTAAACCTCTCTTTTTTAACCAATAAATAGCACAAAAAGCTCCTGAAAAAAATATACCTTCAACACAAGCAAATGCTACTAATCTTGTAGCAAAATTAGAACGTTTATCCTGTATCCATTTTATTGCCCAATCACCTTTTTTTTTTATGCACGGAAATTCAGTTAATGAATTAAATAATCTATATTTTTGTTGAGAATCTTTTATATATGTTTCAATTAATGTAGAATACATTATAGAATGAATATTTTCCATAGCCATTTGTAATCCATAAAACGCTCTTGCTTCTGATAATTGAATTTCTGACATAAAACGAGCTCCTAAATTTTCTAAAACTATTCCATCACTAGCAGCAAAAAATGCTAAAATCATAGAAATAAAATATCTTTCATTATCATTTAAGCTTTCCCAATCTTTTAAATCTTTTGATAAATCAACTTCTTGAGCTCTCCAAAATAAATCTTCTTGTTTTTTGTACATTTCCCATATATCATTATCTTTAATAGGAAACATTACATAACGATTATCGTCTTCTTGGAGTAAAGGCTCAATATTAGTTCTATTCATACTAAATAATATATGTCTATATTTTTATATAATTTAAAAAAAATATATTTTCTTTAATATTCATTATTAATTATAAAAAAAATAATTATAGTATATAAAATGAATTCTGTTGGTAAATCTATTAGTAAATCTATAAATAATTCTATAAGTAATGCTAAAAAAGATTTTAAAAATTTAGATAATATTGAAATTTTTATAATATTTTTATTTATATTAAATGCAATAGGATTTTATAATAATTATAAAAATTTTGACGCAATTGTTTTTATGACTATAATTGCAGTTTTAATATATTTATTTAGTAAAAATATTTTTTATTCATTATTAATATCTATTATTTGTGCTAACTTATTTATTAGTCTTGATGTATTTAAAAAATTAAGAAAAGAAGGTTTTAAAGAAAATAAAGAAAATAAAAAAAATAAAAAAATTAAAAAACCAGAAGAAGAACCAGAAGAAGAAGAAGAAGAACCAGAAGAAGAAGCAGAAGAAGAAGCAGAAGAAGAACCAGAAGAAGAACCAGAAGAAGAGGAAGAAGAAGAGGAAGAAGAGGAAGAAGAGGAAGAAGAGGAAGAAGAGGAAGAAGAGAAAGAAGAAAACCAATTAAAAAATCTATTAAAATAATTTTATAAATTTCATAATATACTTAAATTATATAATGAAATCTATAAAATATATAATAATAACTATCTTATTATTATTATTTTATTTTTTATTTTTATTTATAAATAATTTGAATTTTAATAATATAGAAAATTTAGAAAATATAGAAAATAATTATGAAAAAATAAAAGAAAAACCAAAAATTAATAAAAGAAAAGATTTAGATTTAAAATCACCCGAAGAATTAAAAAAAATAATATATGATTTAGATAATGAATTATCAATATGTAAAGAAGAGTCTAATTATAAAGATATTGAAAAATTAAATCTTAAAATAAATATAAAAAACTTAAAAGGTAAAATAAAAAAATTAGAATTAGAATTAGAATTAGCAAATAAAAATAAATCTAATAATAATTCAAATGTAAAATCATTAGAAAAAACAGATGAAAAAAATGAAATAGAAAATACAGGTATTATAAAACCACGTTGGGGATATTATAAAGATACTAATGAACCCGCTATGTGGAATGGATATAGTGATCCAAATATAATAGAATATAATAATTAATATATAATAGAATATAATTATTAATATAAAGTATTAATAAATATATTAATACTATAAATGAATGTATTATTAAATAATATAGGTAAACTAAGTAAAAATATTTATAAAGAACAAGAAGTATTAGATAAATATTTAGACAAAATCAACAAAGATGAAGATAAATTATTAGAATTTTTTTCAAATATGAAAGTATTAATAAATGAAAATCACAATAATAATAATTTATTATTTATTGAATTTAATAAATTCAAATCAGAAATAATTGTATTAGAAAATAATTTAAAATTACAATTAAAAGAATTCAATAATATTTTAAATTATTTAAGTAATTTAAATAATATAGATAATAATGATATTGAAATCATAAAAAATAAAAAAAAAAATATAACAAAAAAAATAAAATATATTAAGTCATTATTGACAAATTAAAAAAAATAATTTTTATATTTTATATATATAAATGGTTAAAAAAAATAATATGAAAAATAATTTATTAACAAATAATTTATTAACAAATAAATTAGTTTTATATTTAACAGCCTTTATAAGTTTATTTTACATAATTAATGAAATTTTATCATTTAATTTTTTACCAATAGTAATATTTTATTTATTAACAATAATTGTATATAAATATACAAAAAATATGATTATCGTATTAGGTATTCCATTTATAATTTTAATGTTAGTAAAATTTTTATTAAAAAATAATAAAGAAGGTTTTAAAGAAGGTAAACACCATAAAAAAGAAAAATATACAAATAAAAAAACAAAAAAAGGTTATGAAAATTTAAATAGTGATAAATTATCTCCAAAAATTATTGATTCTATACCCAATGTAGATAAATTAAAAAAAAATTCTAAAGAAGAGAATATAGAAAGAGGATTAGATGATTTAGAAAATGTTTTAGCAGACAAAAATATTAATTCTATATCAGAAAGTACAGAAAAAATAATAAAACAACAAAAAGAATTAATGAATAGTTTGAAAGAAATTACACCAGCATTAGGTGACGCTATGTCCGCTATAGGAAAAATAGATATGAATAGTTTAACAAGTATGTTTCAAAACATAAATAAAAATCCATGATAATTTATAAATTATAAATTATAAATTATAAATATAAATATATACTTATGAATTTATATTTAATAATTTTTATAGTAGCAATACTCTCATATTTTTATTTATTATATGAAATTAATAAAAATAATTATACAATTGTTTTTATATATTTTATTTTTTTAATAATAGGATACTATTTTATAGGCTTGAAAATATATTTGTATAATTTATTTATATTATTATATAATTTATTAAAATATAATTATTTTTTAGAAGGAAATACAGGTCTAGATGAAAAACCTGAAACAAATATATTAAAAGATAAAAAAAATTTAAAAAAAGCTGGTAAAAGTTTAGGTGAAGATGCTAAAAAAACTGCAGAAAAAATAGCAGATGAAAATGATATAGAATGTTCAGATGATGAAGCAACAGAAGAATCAGTATTAGCTGAATCTGAATATTGTCTAACAACATAGTATAAATATTATATTTTTAAGTAATTAATAAAATATTATAAAAATAAAATATATAATGACAAAATGTCCAAAAAATAAATTTTGTATAGATAATTATATTATATATTTTTTAATAATATGTTTATTTTTTTCAATATTATTTATATATAATAACTATAACATATTTAGTAATAATAATTATAAAAAGGTTAAATTTAATGAAAATAATAATCAATATTTATATTATAACAAAAATTATGATAATGTAAATGAAAATAATAAAGTAGATGTACTATTAAATCCATATACTCCTCCATTACGAGACGATAGAATAAATAATCAAAATTTTAATAATGTTAATAATATTCCAATTAATATACCAACACAAAGTGTAGATACAAATTATAGACAAATTGGTTTATTAACAAGAGTTAATGGTCCCGAAACTATTTTACCGTTAATGGGAAGACCATTATTTACAAATAGAGATAAATGGAATTTTTATACTATGAATGATAAAAATAATATGATAAAATTACCAATAACTTTTAAAAATAAAAGTTGCACTAGTGAACAAGGTTGTGATAATTTATATGATGGTGATACAGTTTACGTTGAAGGTTATAGTGATATATTTAGAGTAACAATGTATGATAATAATACATTAAGATACATCCCATCATTATAATTATTAATAATATATATATTAATTAAATATATTATTAAATATATTGATTTATTTTAATTAAAATATGTCTTCAAATATAGATTTTTCAAAAGGCAAAGTTCAATTAGTAGTAAAAAATAATAAATTTTATATAAATCTTAGTGGAAATATTTTAGAAGCAATTGAATTATCAGGTGATAAAGTAAATATTACTAATAATTTAAATGTAAATAATGATATAAGTTTATCAGGAAATTTATTTTGTCCATCAAGATTTATAATTGATCCTCATGTTTATAATGATAATTCAGGAACAGTTGTTATTAAAGGTAATTTAGAAGTTGAAGGAACCAAAACAATTATAAATTCATCACAATTAGATATTAGCGATTTAAATATTGTTTTAGCAAAAAATTATTCAAACATAGATCAAATTAGCAATGCAGGTATAAAAATTTCAAATAATGATATAGCTACTTTATTATATAATAATAATAAATGGAACACTAATATATCATTTTTAATTAGTGGTGATTTAGATATTTGTGGAGGTAGAATAAATAATTATATATTAGATAGCTCATTAAATAAAATTTTTAGAGATTTATCTATTAATGATAATTCAATTAATTTAATTATTAGTGATATTTCAAATTTATTAAAAATAGGTAATGATGCTTCATTTACCAATCTTGATATATCTGGAACTTTAAAATTAAATAATATAGATATATCAAATAAATTATATATATTAGATAGCTCATTAATTAAAATTTTTAGTGATGTATCTATTAATGATAATTCAATTAATTTAATTATAAGTGATATTTCTAGAATAGATAGCTCTTTAAGTTATATATTTCTTAATGGTGTAGGCTCTTCTACAACTAGTTCTAATGTAAATAACGAAGTATTTACTTCATTATCTGAAAGAGTAGATGTTTTAGATTCATCAATGAAATATTTATTTGAAAATGGAATTACAAATACTGAAATATCATTCAACGACGCATCATTTGGTAATATAGATATTAGTGGAATAATTAATTTATATCCGCAAAATACTTTAAATAGTTCTACTATTAAACTTCTCGAAAATTTAGATGCTAATTTTAATAATGTTAATATAAGTGGTGATTTAAATGTTTTAGGTGAAAATACAATTATTGATTCTTCTAATATTGAAATAAAAAATAATCGTATTTTATTTAATCCTAAAAATACTTCAGAAAATGTTGGTATTGATATTTCTTTAGATACAAGTGCTCACTTTTTATATAATAAAAATACTAATACTTGGTCTACAGAACATAGTTCATTAAAAACAAATAATATAGATTTATCTGGAATAATAAATTTATATCCACAAAATAGTGTAAATATAGGAACAATAAATAGTCTGCAAAATTTAGATGTATCATTTAATAATGTTGATATAAGTGGAATTTTTAAATTAAATGGAATAGATATTTCAAATAGATTAAATAATGTTGATACATCATTAGCATCTTTATTACAAAATAGTAATACAAGCGATGATGTTTCATTTACTAATCTTGATATAAGTGGAATTTTTAAATTAAATGGAACAGATATTTCAAATAGATTAGGCAAGTTTGATACTTCATTATCCGAATTATTAACAATAGGCAAGGATGCTTCTTTTACGAACGTTGATATAAGTGGAATTTTAAAAGGCAATATAGCTAATAATAATACTTTATCGTTGGGTTCACATATAATTCCGACAGAAAATGCTCAATATGACCTTGGAAGTGCTGAAAAAAAAATAAGACATTTATTTTTAAGTGAAAATTCATTATGGATAGGAGATAATAATAAAATAGATATTTCAAATGGTGAAATACAATTAAAGAAAAGAAATATGGGAATAATTCCTAAAAAGATAAGAGATTTATCATCAGACTTATCTAATATTACGTTTGAAAATTTAAAAAGTAATTTTTCTAACATAATTCCTGGTAATGTAGGAGATATAAGTTCTATACCTATTGATAAATGGTTATTAATAGCAAAAGATATAAGCTCAACAAGTAATATTACAATAGATGATGTTTTTGATACTGAACCAAATCAAAATATTGATTTATTTGCTAAAATAAAAGATTTAGAAGAAAAATTAAATAGAATTAATGCAATAGTAAATCCTCCACCATCTTCTACTGAAAATACAACAAATCCTGTTCAAGACGCCGAAATTTCAATTCTTCTATAATAAAAAACAATAGATATAATTATATAATTTATATTATTTATATATTATAATTTATATAATGGCTTCAAATGTCAGTCAAATTTTTAGTATGCAAAAAGGAAGTAATCAACATATAATTTTAAATTCACATAAAACTGAAATAAGTGGAAATTTTTTAGTATTAAATGATTCTTCATTTAGTAATCTTGATATAAGTGGGATTTTAAAATTAAATGATATAGATATAATTGATAGATTAAATGATTTATTAACAATAGGCAATGATGCTTCATTTACTAATATTGATATAAGTGGAAGTTTAATATTAAATAATATAGATATTTCAAATAGATTAGGCAACTTTGATACTTCATTAAATAATATATTAACCGGTAAGACTGATTTATCATTTAATAATGTTGATATAAGTGGGATTTTAAAATTAAATGATATAGATATAATTGATAGATTAAATGATTTATTAACAATAGGCAATGATGCTTCATTTACTAATATTGATATAAGTGGAAGTTTAATATTAAATAA